TAATTTTGCCTTAGAATTATTTAGAAAAAATCTGGCCAAAAATAAATTATCTATATTTGCATTTACAGCATCAAATGTAATATATGGTAATGCATTTAAATAAGATTTCGATTTAAAAATACCAAATACTAAAGGAACAGCACTCCTAAATTGAGTATTTAAACAAAAGTTTTGTTGCATTTCAAATGTGTAGTCAAATGATGTGTCTCTAATAAGTTTGTTTCCAATACTATTATTAATATCAATATAAGCTCCATTGGAATATACCATATCTATAGTAGGATTATTTTTTAAAACTTTCATTAATTCTTCAATATAGTAATGATTCCATAAATCATCACAGCAAGCTGCCATTAAATATTTTGTATTTACATTCTCTGTTAATTTATTAACTCCATCTTCTGGAAATCTTTGTTTTGTATCTATTTTAAATTTAATTCTTTTATCCTTATTTGCATATTCTTTACATATTTTTGCTGTGTCATCACTAGATTGATTATCCAAAATATGTAATTCAAAGTCTTTAAAGGTTTGGTTTAGTAGTGAATTTAGTGCTTGCTGAATATATCCATCCCCATTTCTAGAGATGGAATTATATACAGGCATTAATATTGTTAATTCTGCCATGTCATTATTACCTATTCTGTTAGTTGTAAATCATTATCTGAATCTGCAGTCTTTTTGTATTTCTCTTGTAATTCTTGTCGTATATCTTTTGTAGATCTGTCTTTTGTTTCATCTGGATCTATCAAATCATTTTCTTTTAATCCATCTATTTTTGCATTTATTTCCATAAGTTTTGCATCTGGAATATCAGGTAATACTCTTTTTGCCACAACTTTCATTAGTTCTTTTTTGAAACTTATTTCGGGAATGATTTTATTTGCCATAACAGCATTTTCAAGATTCTGTGATAGATCATCAATACTGAAATCTTTACTACGAGATAATACAATACCATCAAACCAATTACTTTCATTTTGCCATTGCAACCAATATTTCATAATACCTAATTCTGTCTCAGTTAGATTTTCACTTTTCTTTGCCAAAACTAAACTCAATTGTTGGTACTCATATCTTAAAGCAACACCAGATCTCACTGAATCACTTTTTTCTGATGCGTGAATACCAGATAAATGAGCAAGTTGAAATATTTCATTTACTTTTTTATTAATCCAACTTAGTATTGCGTCTACTGGTTCTTGTACCTTTGCTTCAAGCCAATCTGGTTTACCCTTTTCACCTAGTTCTGGATCAAATTCTAATATAGCAGTTACACCAGACTCATTATTTACATTTGCACCTTCTTTGGCCATAGGTCGTCTTGCTTGTGGGAAACCAGCGAATTTAATAACTTCTTCTCCGTATGATATGTTTCTAACAATACTAGCTGTGATCCTTGAAATTTCTTTAATATCTGAGACACCTATATATGGATTAATAACACTCTTGATATTTTGGAACCATACAAAAGGTATTTCTCCTAGTGGGTTATCTCCATCATCTATTAATATTGGGGCTCCTTTCCCAGTTGTATTTTTTAATGGTTGTCCAGGTTCATTAACCCATTTGTTATCTCCTGGTTTTGGTTCATAATCAGAAGTATCTGTATGTTTATGTATGTTAATCCCTGTTGATGTTCCTTCTGGAAGTTTCCATATTTCCCATTTATCTGGCCACCATAATAAATACCTATCATCAAAATCAAGTAATTTAAGATACGTTAGCGTTGGTCGATTCGTAATTGGATCTCGTTCATGTTTCCAATCGAGTACATTTGGTAATGTGAATAAAGCACAATATGGATATATTCCTAATTTAATATCATCTTTAAGTACTGTGCTATTTGTGTTTGCTTTGTCAATTAAAACTCCAACAGCGCCATAAATAGCAGCCATCTTTTGAGCTTCATTTAAAAAAACATCAAAATTAGTTCCATACAAATCAGCATCTTTTAGAAACATTTTCCATAATTTATTTTCAGCCAACATTCCTAGATCTCTAACAGCTGGTTTTTCTATTAGGTAAAAATTAAATAGATCAATAACAATACTAGAATAATTGAAACAAATACCTTCATATTGTCTATCTTTCCAATTACCGGCACTCTCTCTTGTATGCTTTTGAAGAGCAAAATCTATAAAAGGTTTTCCTCCTTCATAAGCAAGGCCGTAGAATGCCCATGATGCAATGTTTTCATTATAAGTTTCATGTTTTTCTTGTAATTCTTCAATGTCCATTTTTAGTTTACCTCTTCTAAGTTATTTCCAATAAAGTTTGGATGCTGGTCTTCTAACATATCTTGGTTTGTTTGTCCAGTTTAAAAATTGAGAAACACTATCTACTATATCATCAAATTTTGTTGCTGGAAATAAACATATTTGATCTTCAACTTCTGTTTTCCAATGGGCTTTTTCTGGCAACCATATTTTTCCAGATTCAAAAAATGTGGTAACTGCATCAAATCTTACTTTCTTTTCCATGTTTTTTGTGGATATTTCTATTACAGGTATTGTTGTACTTTGTTTTAATTCTTGTATTAGAGATTGTCCAGATGCCCTTCCTTCTATAAGATGCGCTGATGGGTTGTGTATATTATGGAGTTCTTTTACTTTTTTAACCAGATTTGGAAAGGTTAATTTTTTATTGAGTACATCTACTAAATAATAGCCATTTTTTGTTACATGCCATACTGTAGCAGCAGTTGGATCACTTAATTGATCTTCTTTATATGCAGTGTCCCAACTAATAATGGTTTTTTGAATTTCATTTTCATCTGGAAGTTCTGTATAATGTTTTATCCAGTCATATTGTACCATACCACCTTCTTTTGGAATTGGTCTTTGTTGGTATAAGGATTCCCAATTATATGTACCTTCTATTAATTTGACATTTGCCAGGTATTTTTCATCATACATTTTTGGACATAATGCAGCACCCATTGGTCTGCCTAGTATATCATCCTTTTCTGCTATAGCTCTTAGTTCAAGTATAGTCCAATTTTCATGTGCATGTTCTTCTAATACAAAACCAGTGATGTCAGATTTGTGCCAACGAGTTTGTATGATTATAATTCTATTATCTGGTCGTAATCTTGTATAGGCAACTGCACGATACCATTCCTTAACTTTTTCTCTAACTAATTTGGATTCAGCATCTTCTCTATCTTTTATCGGATCATCTAATATGAAACAATTGTGGACGAGTATTTCATTAGCAAAGAAATTATTTGTTCCTTCCACTTGGATGTCATAAACTATTGTTTGTGGAACTTTTCTTGCTATAATAGTATTTATTTTTTCTTGTTGTCCATACTGTGTAAGAAAAATATCTCCTGAATTTAAATATTTTATAGCAATATATTCTTTTTTATTTTCAATATAAAAAAGGTGCTCTGCTGTTGCATATATAATAATTCCATTTTCAGTTTTGATTTCGTAAATAAAATTTGTACTGCGTTTTTGTATAGCTTGAATAGGTTTATATATATTTCTTTTCGTACTGTGATCAAAACACAATATTTCAAATTTTCCTTCAATACTTTCTAATTTCTCTAGTTTTATTTTGTATGGTACAGGCATTAAAAAAGATTTAATCTGAACTTTTGTGTCTCCAGATAAACAATTAGCACCACGCCCTGTAATTGTGCCTCCAATACCAGTGCTATAGTAGTGCCCTCTTTGACTTGTTGCCACATGGTGTGTTGATTTTGTGTCTTGTAGGATATGACAATTTGGAAATACTGTTCTGTGTACTTGATTGGTAAGGTTATTTCTCACAATAGCACCAACCTCATTAGCTCTAGTTTGATTAAACGTAGCTGCTATTATTTTCCAATCAGGATGTCTACCCATTATCCAAGAAGGGAAAAATTCAGAAGCTAGAAGGGTATTATGAATCACTATATTTTGTATTGTAAAAGTGTGGTCATCTTCTACAAATAAACACCTGCATTTTCTCATACCAGTATTTTTTATTGTTGTTATTTGATCTGGTAGATAAGAAGACTGTAATTTATTTGTATTTTTAATGATTATGAGATTGTCTAAAGTAGTTAATTTATTAGCTTCCACCCATCCCCTAAATGTTAAGAAAGGATGATCTTTTGCAGTACAAGGATTTCTCCCAGAATTAGTTTTGAATTCAAGAGTTTGTAATAGTCCTTGTTTATATATCTTTAATACTTTTTTTGGTCTTCTTTTATGAGTTATTACATAATCACCAATTACTATATCTTTTAGTTTTTTATAATTACCATTACCCATAAGTACCTGTTCTTCTTCCCAGGCTGGCTTCCCGTGTTGTGGAGGAATATTTATTAATAATCTTCGTATGTTACCTGCTTCTACAGCTTCTAATGCAGTAGCCATTAATTCATGAGCAGGTTCAGCAATATATTTTGGATATTGTAAACCAACATAACTTAGTAAACTAGAACTTGCTATTTGTTGTGGAGTTAGGTCTTGTTCATCCATTATTTTCCTCTTCTGTACATTCAACATCAATAATATCTGGATCGTTTAATTGTAACATATCTTTATATTTACCACGATCAATTGTTTTACCACGTACCATTGCATCCAATTGATCTTGGTCAAATTGATGAACATGATCTATTCTACCTTCAATTTTTTGTGGTTGCTCAATATAAGCATGTCGTCTACCAAGATTTCTTTTTTGTAGAAGTATTTTGGCTAAGAAAATAGTTGCTGGCATATTGCCTTGATCTACTAATTGAAGTAATTTATCTTCACACCAATCTTCTTTTTCGTCTTGGGCTACTTCTAATGCAGCTCTAAAATCTGGATTAGCATTACACCATCCATTCACAGTACTTCGTTTAATTCCAATAGTTTTGCATGCGTTTGTAATATTAAATCTATTTTCTGTGAATGCTTGAAGAAACCGATTTTGTTTTTCTGCTACTTCTGCAGATATAATAGCGGATTTAAGTTCACTTGCTCTTGCACGAGTTGGTCTAGTTTTCTTTTGTAACATTTTATACTGTTTTTTAAATTCAAAATCTGTTTTTTGCCAATAATTGAAATCACTACCATTTATATTTTTTGAAATTTCTTCCAAAGCAGATGCAACACTATATGAATCATCTGAATATAACTCCAAAAACTTTTTCTTATATTTTTCATCGTTTTTATGTTTTTTATCAAATTCCTTTTTTGTTTTACCTTGTTTCATAAATCGCAGTTCCTCAAATTCCACAGCAAATTCTGGATCTGTATTAGCCCACTTATACAAAACCTGCCTAGAAAACCCAATTTTATCTGATGCTGTACTTAAATTTGATTCTTCTTTTCTATACTCTTCCAAGAATTCTTTTTTAAATTTTTTTCTACTAGACTCTGTTATTTTTGGTCTATTTTTACCTTTAGTTATACGTCTAGGTGGTATTAATCCTTTTAACTCCTTTGGTACCGCTGGCATTTTACTTACCTCATATATCTATTTTATAATTCTTTTACTTCTGATAAC